ACAACGTGCTTCTGTACCTGGACCTGTCGGGCAAGGCGCTACAAGAAATGGAGCGCAACCCGGACGATGCTTATCGCGTACTATATGTAGGAATAACGAGGACAAAAGAAAACTTAGTATTGAAGATGCCGGAAGATCAGCAAAGAGGATGGTCAATATGAAGGGTTCTTTGGAGTCACGGCGCATTGCCGCCCTGCGCGAGGCGTTGACAGAGATACGTGATATTGCGGCTATCAGTGAGGGCGTGGAGTTCTACGCCATGTTAGCAAACAAGGCGCTTGAGGAGGATGATAAGAGAAATGAAAAGCATAGATCTTAGGGTCATCGTTGAAAGCCCGTATCGGCCTAACCCTCACCGATATGATTTAGAGATGGAGTTGCAGGAAAACCTGGAGTACGCCAGACGTTGCATGTCTCATTCAATCGACATGGGCGAATCACCGTTCCTGTCGCACCTTTTGTATACGCAAGTCCTTGACGACAAGAGATCTGAAGAGCGGGAAATGGGTATGTTTCTCGCGAGGTCCTGGTACGACGTGGCCGACATGTGCGCCGTCTATACGGACAAGGGCGTCAGCGAAGGCATGAAAAAGGGCATTGAGTATGCTCGTTATGTAGGAATTCCAGTAGAGGAGAGGTCACTTTATGAAGGCGAAGACGATTTTGAGTGAAGCCATCAAGCTTGTTGGTGGTGACCGAAAAGATACGCACGGAAGCATGGCAGAGAACCACGAGAACATAGCGCGGCTATGGAATGGATATCTGTGGAACGTCGATACGTTAACCGGGGCCGACGTTGCTAACATGATGGAGCTACTGAAAGTAGCCAGACGTAAACTGGGCTCGTTCAATAAGGACGATTACGTGGATGGCGCGGGATATTCCGCTGTATCCTTTGAATGCAAACTAGCGGAGATGACCGTTGAAGACGAACATGAAGAAGCCAAAGTGGGGCGTAAGAACTGAGTGGGTTCCCGTTGACGACCTACCCGTGACGCCTCGCGACATAAAAGAAATAGCCATCGACCTCGAAACTAAGGACCCAAGGCTCAAGAGCCACGGTCCTGGGTGGGCAACCGGCCACGGCGACGTGGTCGGCATAGCCGTGTCTTACGACGGCTTTACCGCATACCTTCCCTTTGGGCATGAAGGTGGTGGTAACCTTGACCGGGGCATCGTCCTCAAATGGTTTGAGAAGGAAATCGCCAAGCATCCTTCTGACAAAATATTCTATAACGCCGCCTACGACGTAGGCTGGTTAGGCCGTCTGGGCGTCAAACTTGAAGGCCGCATCCTCGACGCGATGTTAGCCGCGCCTCTGTTAAACGAGAACCGGTTCAGCTACTCGCTCAACGCAGTGGCCTACGACTACATGGGCGAGATGAAATCCGAAGCGGCACTCAGAGAGGCGGCACAGGAATTTGGAGTAGACCCCAAGGGTGAACTGTACAAGTTGCCCGCCACGTTCGTTGGTGAGTATGCGGAAGCCGACGCACGGCTCACGCTCCAGCTTTGGCAGACGTTCAAGTCCGAGCTTTCCAAAGAAGATTTATGGCAGGTGTTTGACCTGGAGACGGAGGTCCTACCGCTATGCATAGAAATGACTAGGCGCGGCGTTAGAGTAGACCTTGATCAGGCTGAGAGGCTCAAACAGGATCTCCTCAAAGAAGTGAAGAAGATCCTGTCCGGGATTAAGAAGGAGACAGGAATAAGTATAGAGCTTTGGGCTGCGGCGTCCATTGCAAAAGTGTTTGATAAACTGGAGATACCTTACGGACGCACTAAGACGGGACTGCCGTCCTTTACTAAAAACTTCCTGTCTCAGCATGAACATCCCATAGCTCAACAGATCGTAGAGGCGAGAGAGTACGACAAAATCGGTAATACGTTTTTGTCCAGCATCTTTCGCTACGCGGAGAAGGATCGCATTCACGGTCACATAAACCAGTTACGGAGCGAAGGCGGCGGAACCGTATCGGGCCGCATAAGCATGTCCAACCCAAACCTTCAGCAAATACCCGCCCGGAACCCCGATATGGCGCGGAAGATACGCGGTTTGTTTTTACCGGAGGAAGATGAGCAGTGGGCGTCCATGGACTTCGATCAGCAAGAGCCACGGATCCTGGTCCACTTCTCAAGCCTCACGAACAAGGGCCTGACCGGATCCGATGTTTTTGTTGACGCATATAAAACAAAGCAAAACACTGACTTCCATCAGATGGTTGCCGACATTGCCGACATACCTCGGAAACAAGCCAAGACTATCAACCTTGGCATCATGTACGGGATGGGTCAGACAAAATTGGCGGAGCAACTAGACGTGTCCACGGACGAGGCTAAACGGCTCATGCGTCAGTACCATGACGACGTGCCGTTCGTGAAAGAGCTTATGGATGCAGTGCAGCGTAAAGTTTCGCACCGCGACAAAGGCGGGTTTGTGAGATCATTGCTTGGCCGCAAATGCCGTTTCGATCTGTGGGAGCCTAACCTGTTCGTTTCATCCAAGGCGTTACCAAAAGAGGAAGCGCACATAGAGTACGGCGACAACATCAAACGCGCCTATACCTACAAGGCATTAAACAGACTGATTCAGTCCAGTGCCGCAGACCAAACCAAGGCGTCGATGGCTGCAATACACAAAGAGAAGGGAAAGATTCCTCTTGTTCAGATTCACGATGAACTGGCCTTCTCCGTGTCCGACAAGAAAGAAGCCCGAGAGCTTTGCGATATCATGGAGAGTTCTGTTGAACTACAGGTTCCGACGCCGTGTGACATATCGCTAGGTCCGAACTGGGGAGACTTGACGAAAGAAGATTTATCCGATACTGTCCCATAACATTCACTGAGGTCGAAACCATGGATACGGAAAAATGGAAAAGTGTGGTCATACCGATCAAGACTTACAAGGTCTTGAAACGTTTGGCCGAGCGCGAACACCGGACGTTGTCTGGTCAGTTTACGTTCATGATTGAGCAAATGACCAATGAGGAAAAGGAGGTCACGAAATGACTCCGATCTTGGCAACGGCGGCATTTTACACGGTGGTACTTTTATATGCCGCCTTTACCGGCTGAAAAGTTTGACGTGATCTACGCTGACCCTCCCTGGACGTTCCGCACCTGGAGCAAAGAGGGCAAGGGCCGCTCACCCGAAAAACATTACGACTGCATGAGCCTTGCAGACATCCGTGCGCTTCCTGTTTCTGACATAGCTGCCGAGAACTGCGCTCTATTTTTGTGGGTGACGGATCCTTTGTTACCGGAGGGTCTCAAGCTTATGGAAGCGTGGGGCTTCAAGTTTAAAACGATAGCCTTTGTCTGGGCTAAACTCAACAAGAGCGCACCACCTATGTTATGGACAGAAAGCGATTTCTTCACGGGCCTCGGTTACTGGACCAGGGCCAACCCGGAGCTTTGCCTCTTGGGTACGCGCGGCAAACCGAAGCGCGTATCTAAATCCGTCCGGCGTCTTGTCGTATCGCCAAGGCGGGAGCATTCAAGGAAGCCCGACGAGATTGCAGAAAAGATTGATGACCTCATGGGACGTGATATGTCTAAGATAGAATTATTTGCACGAACAGCCCGGATAGGGTGGACGACATGGGGAAACGACGTTGCCAAATTCGATTAGTTGTTTTAGAAAAGATTATCCATAGAAGTGCGCGTTATCCGGAATCCCCTGGCTCTTCGTTTGTTGACTCCTTTCGCAGAGTTGTTAACGCGCATCACCTCCCCGGAGGTAGAAGATTACCTCCCTGTGTCTTCTACCTCCGGGACTCCCTTAAATAAGTGTTCTATATGTGACTGCGACTTCGACGTTGAAGAAGAGGGCGGCATCCTTGGTTATTTTGGTATATGCCCTGTAAGCTTCTGTCCGGGGTGTACGTCATCAATTTTTGACATGGTGCAACAGCATTGTGACTACTGCCCAAACGACGATGAAGACCCTCCCTTAATAAACTAGTTGACAACTCCTAGAATATCCCATACATATGGGATCAGTTTAACAGGAGGATTCGTCAATGTCAGAGATTAACTTGCTGGAAGAGTTCTTTCAGA